CCGGCGAAGACCAGGTGCGCACCTGGTTCACCGGCGGCCACCCCGGCGTGGGCATCGTCGCCGGGAAGGTGTCCGGCGGCATCGTCGCCCTCGACGTGGAAGGCCGCGCCGTGAAGGAGGGGGTTTTCCAGCGCTACGTCGAACTCGCCGACAACAGCGGCCTCGGCGACGTCCTCCGCAACCAGGTGATGGCCGGGTACACCGAGTCCACCGCCTCCGGCGGCCTGCACCTGCTCTGGCGCATCGACGACGGCCAGGGCGTGGAGAACCTCAAGCTCGCCCGGCGGCCCTCCACCGCCGAAGAGCTCGCCGCCTGGAAGACGGGGCAGCAGGAGGACGTCGACGCCGAGCACGACCCGGCCGTCCGCGCCAAGCGCCAACAGAAGCTCGACCGGATCACCGAAGGCCACCAGGTCCCCCAGGTCCTCATCGAGACCAAGAGCGAGGGCGGCTTCCTCGTCGTCGCCCCCTCCCACGGGCCCGTCCACCCCAACGGCGGATCGTGGGAGATGCGCGCCGGCAACCCCGCGGCCATCGCCACCCTGAACCGCGAAACCTCCGACGCGCTCCTCGAGCTCGCCCGGATGCTCGACGCCATGCCGGTCGTCGAGGCGCCCAGCCAGTTCTCCCAGCCCGCCGCGGGCCCGCGCGCCGACGGCGGCCTCTCCCCCGGCGACGACTACGAGGCCCGCACCGACTGGACGGAGATCCTCACCCCGCACGGGTGGGTGGAGGCGTTCAGCTCCGGCCACACCCGCTACTGGCGCAGGCCCGGCAAACGCCTCGGCTTCTCCGCCACCACCGGCCACGACCCCGCCCGCGACCGCCTGTACGTCTTCACCACCAGCACCGAATTCGACACCGAGAAACCCATCACCAAGTTCTGGGCGTACACACTCCTCGAACACGCAGGCGACGGCAAAGCCGCGGCCCGCGCCCTCAAAGACGCCGGGTACGGGAAAGCAGCGCCCGCTCCGACGCCCCCGCCGCGGCAGCCCTCCGACTCGTCGAGCACGCCCAAGGAGGAGTCCTCACAGACCGAGGAGACGCCCGCCGACATCGACATCACCGGCGGCCCCACGGCGATCATCAACCTCATCGACGCCATCAACTCCGGCGCCATCCCCAACACCTACGTGCGCAACGGCACCCCCGTCCAGATCTCCCGCGTCTCCGGCGACGTCCTCGCCGACCCCAAGAACAAACACCGCATCCCCCAGGTCATCCTCAACCTCACCCCCGACTCGCTCACACTCCTGCTCGCCCGGCACACCAACACCTACAAGGCCAAACAGGACCAGCACGGCGACTGGTTCGAAACACCCGCCAACCCGCCGGCCACCATCCTCAAACCCGCGCTCTCCGAAACCCACTGGCCGAGCATGCTGCCCCTGCGCGCCATCGCCACCGCACCCGTCATCCGCCCCGACGGCACCATCCTCCAAGACCCCGGCTACGACACCTCCACCGCGCTCTACTACGCACCCAAGGTCGACGTGCCCCGCGTCCCCGACGTCCCCGACGTCGCCCAAGTCGCCGAAGCACGCCAGTTCGTCTTCGACTACGTCCTCGGCGACTTCCCCTGGGACGGGGCCTCCTCGCGCGCCAACTTCGTCGGCCTGCTCATGACACCGCTCCTACGCCCCTACGTCGGCGGCCTCTCACCCCTGGGCGCCGTATCCGCCACCGCACCCGGGTCCGGCAAGACCCTCCTCACCGACGTCATCGGCCGCCTCTTCGGCCTCTCCTCACGGGCATGGGTCCAGGACGACACCGAGCTGCGCAAAGCCATCACCGCGCTCCTGGCCTCCTCCAGTGACCCCGTCGTCGTGCTCGACAACATCGGAGAGTTCGACGAGGCCAACCAGCCCACGCTCGCCAAACTGCTCACCTCCGAGGTCTGGCACGACCGCGAGCTCGGGTCCTCCAAGCAGCTCGGCATCCCCAACGACCGGCTCTGGCTCGTCACCGGCAACTCGATCAAGTTCGGCGGGGACATCCCCTCCCGGACCGTGCTGGTCACCCTCGACCCGCGCATGCCCGACCCCGACCAGCGCACCGGGTTCCGCATCCCCGACCTCGGTCTGTGGCTGCAGGAGGAGACCCACCGGGCCCAGCTCCTCCACCACATGCTCGTGCTCGCCCGCGACTGGATCGCCCACGGCTCCCCGCGGGGATCGGTGGCGATGCGCAACTTCCGCGAGTGGGCCAACGCCATGAGCGGGTTCACCGCCCACCACGGCATCACCGGGTTCATGGAGAACCGCAGGGAAGTGGCCGCGCACGACGACGAGGGCATCATGTGGCGCGCGTTCCTGGCCACCTGGCACCGACGGTTCGGATCCCGTCCGGTGGCCGCCGCAGAACTCCTCAAGGACGCCCGGCCCGCATGGCCCGACCACGAGGACTCCTGGAACGGGACCTTCATCGCCAACCGCAAGGGCAACCTGCCCAGCGTCGTCGGGCTGGGAAAGATGCTCGGCGGCAAGAACGGGCGCTTCTACGCCAACTACTCCCTCCACAAGACCGTCGACGGCGACACCAACACCGGCCTGTACTACGTCAGCCGCCACTCCGACGAGGAACTCGCGGCCGCCCAGGACGGGGAGCCCGCGAACACCGGGGCGTCCTCGTGAACACCTCCCTGGAGATAGGACGCATCTCCGGAGATAGGAACCACCTATCTCCAGGTCGTATCTCCGGACTCTTGGTTCGATGCTCTGACCTGCGAATACTCCCCTTGGGGGTGGGGGTGGCGACCTGGAGATACCTGGAGATAGGTTTTTGGGCCCTTTCTATCTCCGGAAACACGTTTTTGCAGGTCAAAGACCCTAAGGGACATACCTCCCTGGAGATACCTGGAGATAGAACCGTGTTTCTTACGCGCACACGGAAAAACGAAGGTCACGAAAAGGTAAAGTCGCAGGTCACGGGATTTCGGGTTCACAGTCGCTATGCAGTGTGTGCCAACACCCGAACTACCTCCAGGTACCTCCAGGGACGGCACCCATGAGAGCCCCCCGGGTCCGCGCCCGCCTCGACGTCTGCCCCCGGTGCGAGAGCGCGATCATCGTCGCCCTCGACGCGACCATCGCCGCCCTGCCCGTCCGGGCCGACCCACTCCACCTCGACGGCCCCGCCGAACTCCAAGCACGCCTCGAGGGGCGGACGACCTACAACCTGATCGGGACCGGAGGCCTCGGCTCCCCCGCTCTCGTCGAGCGCATCCCCGAGCTGATCGTCCACCGCAGGCACCCGGTCGTCGCCACCCACCGGTGCCCCGGGCCGATCCCCGCCTCCGCCATCCCCCCACCGCCGGCGCCGACCGGAGAACCCGATCTGTTCACCCCACCCGAAGGCTTCCCCTTCTGACAGGAGCACCCCATGCCCGGAATACGCGCCACAGACCTCACCCCCAGATGCCCCATCCCCGACTGCTCCCGATGCCACCCCGAAAGCTCACCAGAGCTCCTGGAAGCGCTTCAGAGGCTCCGCCGGGTTCTCGCCCCCGCCCCTCGAACCGCCCTGCTCGCCTTCGGGCTCACTGCCGACGAGGCCCGCAACACCCACTGACCCACCAGACCGACCACCCCGGGGGGAACATCCATGACCTGTGACGCCGAGCAGGCCGCTCGCATCGCCGCCCTCACTGCGGACCTGACCTGGATCACCGAGAGCTGGCCGGACCTGTACCAGCTGCGCCTGCCCGGGTCCCGCCGCCGCGCTCCGCGCCGGCCGATGAGTCGCAGCGCTCGGGAGCGCGCCGACGAGCTCGCCCGCACCGAGAAGGCCGAGCAGGGCCTGTCCGTGCTCGGCGCCGGCCGGGCCCCGATGAACGTCGGCGTACTCGACGCCCTCGCCCGCCTGCTGGCCGACGCGGTCGAATTGGACGAGTACGTCACGGCGACCGCGGGCGTGGTGGACGACGTCGCCCCCCCCAGCACCGCCTACGACTTCGAGGCCATCGGGCGCGTCCTCGCCCACACCGCCGCGCACCTGTCCCTGTCGGCGGCCGCCGACGCCGGGGTGCTGGGCGAAGCCGAGGCGGCCGTGAAGCGGATGCGCTCCGCCCTGGAGGGGGCACTGGAGGACGTCGTCGACGGCTACATGCTGTCCACCGTGTGCGCCTGGTGTCACGGGGCGACCAGTACGGCGCCCGCCGGCGGGGAGCAGACCCTGGTGGTCAAGGTCGTGGCGGGCCAGCCGCTGATCGTGTGTCGGGGCGAGTGGTGCGAGCCCCCGCCCGAGGACTGCGGCACCTGGCTGTTCGGCCGCCCTGCCTGGCGCGACGCCGAGTGGGAGTGGCTGGCCCGCAGGCTCGCCCCTGGCAACGCCGAGGCCCGGGCGGCCTCGGGCACCTCGCCGGAGGAGGCGGTGCGTCAGCTCCTGGAAGCGCTGCGGGAGGAGCCCGAGGAGGTCCCGTCGGTGCTCGGCGGACTGCTGGGGCGGGTCGAGAGCGGGGGGGCCGCATGAGTTCTTGCGGGGCACCGGGGGCCTGTGGATAAAGTGGGCGAAGCGCGCTTTTAGCGTGCCCAGACTTCAGGCCCGGAGAGCACACGCTCCCGGGCCTTTCGCATGCCCCCACCTGCCGTCCGGCCGGGCACACACGCTGAAGCGCGCAACGTCGCGCACGGCCCGCGACCGGACACCCCACGTCCCGGCTGCTCCGCCCGCAGGGGGTAGGCGTCGAGCAGCCGGGGCGCTTCACCTTGCAGGGGAGGGTCATGGCGGACGGACCATCCAACCAGCTCAAGGTCTACTGGACCCGCCCAGGCGAGCCCGGGTATCTCAAGGTGGGCTGGGGAACCCCGGGTGACTGGACCAGGTGCCACCGCAACCTGAGGGACAAGGTGGGCGACGACAGGGCCAGGCGTATGTGCAGCCAGTGGCACCGCGAGGTCACCGGGGTGTGGCCGGGGTCAGGGGCGAACGCCTGATGGCATGGGAAGGCAGCACGCGCAACCAAGCATGGGTGCCACGAACCACCCGCGCGCACGTCATGAAACGTGACCAGCACCAGTGCCAGATCAAGTACGAAGGCTGCACAGGCAACGCTCAAGTCGTCGACCACATCAAACCCGTCGCTCAAGGCGGCACCCACGAGCCCGCCAACCTCCAAGCAGCATGCGAATGGTGCAACGAGGAAAAGAACAAGATTGAACGGGGTACATGGAAACGACCCAGCACCCTTAGGCCACGCGAACAACACCCCGGACTCGCGTAAAATGGAGACACAACTAAACCCCGGCGAGTGCGTCAACACTCCCGGGGTCATGGCCGATCTGATGAAAGCAGACCGACATGAACAACCCTACCCGACCCGTGGTCGGACAGCTCCTCACGTGCAACCACTGCAACGTTGAGTTCGAGCGAACCTATGGGTACGGCGCCGCCCCCAAGTACTGCGGCGCAACATGCCGCAATGCCAAGGCTCACAAGCGGGCCAAGGCTGATGGACGGTACGAAGAGTGGATAGACAGGCGGAAGGCCAAGCGGAAGCCCGCGTCGTTCACCCTTGCCTGTGACCAATGTGGGGAAGTTTTCGACTCCCCCAGGTCCAACACCATGTACTGCTCCAAGGTGTGCGGACATCGGGCCTACAACGAACAGCGCAAGAAGGACGGGAGGCTCCAGGGCGTCCGAAGCAAGCTCAAGGACAAACAGACAGCCTGGAGTACTCAAAGCCGACTGAAGCACGGCAGCTCACGAAAGCGATACCCAGACGTCGCAACCAAGCACGACACCAAGCGGCGCCTAATCATTGCTAGCGCGACAGTCGAAGCAGTGGATCGCAAGCGCGTGTTTGAGCGCGACAACTGGACATGCCAACTGTGCAAGCAGCCCGTAGACAGTGCTATCGCATGGCCTGATCCCATGGCAGGCAGCCTCGACCACGTTGTTCCTGTTTCCAAGGGTGGAGAGCACAGCATGAGCAACACTCAGTTGGCTCACCTGAAATGCAATCTCAGTAAGGGCAATCGAGTGCCTGAGTAAGCGCAGGTCAGAGCATGTACCCCTGGCGGGGTCTCCCCATGCCGGGGGTGCTGCTCGCCGAGAAGGTGCTGGTGCTCGCTGTGCGCACGACTCTGGGGGAAGACGCCCCAGGCGGCGACGAGTGCCCTCCCAGGCCTTCGGGTGGGACGTTCCGATGGTGCGCCAGCCCCCTGGTCCGCTGGTGGGCATCTGGGGGCTCAATCCAACCGTGATCAGATCATAAGTGCTGGTCACAGCCATAAACTGTAACACTCGGGTAGACTGAGGGCATGACCCGAACCTGCGCGAACCCCCGGTGCGAGGCCCCCCTGGCCGGTGTTCGGCGCGCGCAGACCAAGACCTGCTCCGACCGGTGCCGCATGGCCCTGTCCCGAGTCCGCCGCTCCTCCGCCGTCCCCGCGCGCCTGCGCACCGCCGACCGGTGGGTGACCCACGACGACGCCAAGCGCCCCCTGACCCCCGCGGGTACGCCGGCCTCCTCCACGGACCCCGCCACCTGGTCCAAGTACGCGTCGGTGCGCTCCCGGGCCCGCAAGGGCCTGGTGCTCAACGGCGACGGCATCGTCTGCATCGACCTGGACCACTGCCTCGACACTGAAGGCGCCCCCTCCCCGCTGGCCCGCGCGGTCCTGGACCGCTGTCCGCCCACCTACATCGAGGTCTCCCCCTCCGGGGACGGCCTGCACGTGTGGGGCCTCGGCGAGGTGGCCCGGGGCCGGCGGATGCGGCGGCGCGGCGGTGACGTGGAGGTGTACGGCACGGGCCGGTACATCACGGTGACCGGCCGCCCCTTCGAGGCTTCGCCCGCGGCTCTGGGGGACCTGTCGGGCGTCATCCGCTGGCTCACGACGTAGCGCCTCCCCGGAACGGGGTCGCGCTGACCCCGGAACGGGAGTGGTTCACATGGGCGGTCAGGGATTCGCCCCCCAGGTCAGGCGCGCGCGCCCGCGCGACGAGAAGAAGCGCAAGGACGAACTGCACACGGTCGTCGCGGACGGCCGCCGGCGCGGCCCCAGGCTGCCCGCGGGTGTGCTGCCCGACGGTGACGACTGGCACCCGCGCACGCTGGCGTGGTGGGAGACCTGGCGCAAGTCCGCGCAGGCCCGCATCCTGACCCCCACCGACTGGGACTTCCTGCTGGACACCGCGCTGCTGCACCACGTGATGTGGACCAAGGGCCGCTGGGAGTTCGCCTCCGAAGTCCGGTTGCGCGCCGCGAAGTTCGGGGCGACCCCCGAGGACCGGATGCGGCTCAAGCTCACGGTGGACTCCCCCGAGGCCGCGGCCAAGCCGTCGGCGGGCGGGGCGAAGGTCACCGAGATCTCCTCGCGGCGTTCGCGCCTGGCGGAGTAGGCGGTGCCGCGCACGCTGGCGCGGGCCCCCGAGCACGACCGGCTCAAGAGCCTGGGCTGGCTGGCGCTGGCGTGGATGGAAGCCCTGGTGGTGCACGGGCCCGGCGACGTGCAGGGCCAGCCGGTGGAGCACGGCGACGAGTACTCGGGGTTCGTGGCCGACTGCTACGCCCTGAACGACGACGGGCGCCTGCTCTACGACTCGGGGTTCTTCTCCCGCCCCAAGGGCGCCGACAAGAGCGGCTTGGGTGCGCGCCTGGCGCTGTTCGAGGCGCTGGGGCCGTGCCGGTTCGCCGGGTGGGCCCGCGGCGGGGAGGTCTACGCCGACCCGTGGGGGCTGGGGTTCACCTACGTCTACGAGCCGGGCGAGCCGATGGGCCGCCACGTCACCGCCCCCTACATCCGGATCATGGCCACCGAGGAGGGCCAGACCGGCAACGTCTATGACACCGTGCACTTCAACCTGGACCCGGACGAGGAGAACCCGCTCAGTGCGGTGTGCTCGCGCAACGAGGTCGGCATCACCCGGATCCTGATCCCGGGCGGCGGGGAGATCACCCCGTCCACGGCCTCCAGCGCGTCGAAGGACGGCGGCAAGGAGACCTTCGTGGTCTTCGACGAGACACACCTGTACGACACCCCTGAGCTGCGGCGCATGTACAACACCGTTACCCGCAACCTGCGCAAGCGCAAGAAGGGCGCGGGCACGTGGTACCTGGAGACCACGACGATGTTCGCGCCCGGCGCGGAGTCGGTCGCGGAGTCCACGTATGAGTTCGCGGAGAAGCTCGCGGAGAAGGCCGAGGACGGCTCCCGCAAGTACAAAAGGCTCCGTCACCGGCTGATCTACGACCACCGGTGGGGGGAGTGCGCGGACCTGACCGACGAGCCCGCGCTCAAGGCCGCCCTGGTGGAGGCGTTCGGCGAGGCCGCGGGGTGGATCGACATCGACGGGGTGGTGGACGAGTTCCACGACCCCCGCAAGGACGTCGACGACTCCCGCCGGTACTTCTTCAACGCCCGCACCAGCGCCTCGGACGCGTGGGTGAACGCTGACGCGTGGAAGGCGTGCTTCGACGCCACCAAGGTCGTGGCCGACGGCGACCGTATCTGCCTGGGCTTCGACGGCTCGGTCCGGGACGACTCCACCGCCCTGGTGGGGTGCCGGGTCTCGGACGGGCACCTGTGGCTGATCGGGGTGTGGGAGAGGCCTCCCGGCCCGGCGGGCGAGGAGTGGCAGGTCGACCGCGAGGACGTGCACGAGACCGTGATGGCGGCGGTGCAGCGGTACGAGGTGGTGGGCATGTACGCCGACCCCGCGCACTGGCAGGACTACCTGGACCGGTGGCAGGACGCGTTCGGGCGCAGGATGCGCATCAAGGCGTCCCTGCAGCGCCCGCTGGAGTGGTGGACGAACCGGCCCACCACCATGGTCAAGGCGGTGGAGCGCCTGCACGACGCGATCATGGAGCGCGACCCGGCCAAGCGCCTCACCCACGGCCCCGACGAGGCCGGCGGGAGCGTCCTGACCGTTCACGTCCTCAACGCCCGCCGCCGCCTGGCGGGCAAGGTCGGTTTGACCATCGCCAAGGAGCACGCCAAGTCCCGGCGCAAGATCGACGCCGCCATGGCCGCGATCCTCGCCTACGAGTGCCGCTCCGACGCGGTCGCCCGCGGCCTGGCCCGAGCCAAACACCGTTCCCGGCGACGCGCCGGCGGATTCTGAGGGGGTGGCCCGTGGCCGAACCGACCGACCTGTCCCCGCTGGAGTGGCTGGGGCGCCTGGGCTCCAAGCTGGTCGAGCGCCTGCCGCAAGTGGAGTACTGGAAGCGCTACTACGACGGCGACCAGGACCTGCCCTCGGGCCCGTCCCAGAACAAGGAAGCCTTCCAGCGCTTCCAGAAGCTGGCGCGCACGAACTTGTGCCAGCTGGCCACCGAGTCGGTGGTGCACCGGATGCGGGTGGTGGGCTACCGCGACGGCAACTCGCGCTCGCAGACCGACAACCCGGTCTGGCAGCTGTGGCAGGACGCCCGCCTGGACGCCCGCCAGTACGGGCTGTGGCGCAAACGCTCCAAGCTGGGGTCGGCCTACGCGATCGTGGGCGTGGACCCCAAGAACCCGGCCCGGCCGCTGGTGACGATCGAGGGCCCCGAGAACGTCATCGTGGAGTGCGACCCCGCGGACCCCTCGCGGCGCCTGGCGGCCCTGCGGCTGTGGCACGACCCCATCGCGCAGCGGTGGATGGCCACCATTTACATCGACGGCGAGCGCCACCACTGGTGGTCGCGCAAGTCGAAGAAGAAGCAGTCCACGGTGGGGCTGCGCTTCGACGACCGCACCTGGCAGGAGCGCCAGGCCCCCACCCGGTCCCTGCCCGGGGTGCCGGTGGTGCCGTTCGTCAACGGCGACGAGGGCGAGGACGGCGTCGCGGAGTTCGACGCGGGCATCGACATCCAGAACCGGCTCAACCTGACCCTGCTCAACCGGCTCACCGCCGAACGGTACGCGTCCTTCCGCCAGTCCGCGCTGCTCAACTACGTGCCCGACGAGGACCCGGTCACGGGCCTGCCTTTGGCGCCGTTCAATCCGGGCGCGGATCAGATCTTCACGGTCCCGCCGGGGGAGCCGGGCGACCCCGAGCCCAAGCTCATCTCTCTGCCGCAGACCGACACCTCGGCGATGCTGCGCGCGGTCGAGGCGGACATGCGCGCGTTCGCGGCCACCACCCTGACGCCCGTCTACTACCTGCCGGGCGACCTGGTGAACATCGGCTCGGACTCCATCGTGGCCCTGGACGCCGGGCACGTGGCGAAGATCCGCCAGGGGTGCGCCCAGGCGGGGGAGGGTCTGGAGGAGGTCCTGCAGATGATGGCGGACGTCGCGGACCTGGGCCTGGACCTGTCCGCCGCGGAGATCGCCTGGGCCCGCCCGGAGAACTTCAACCCGGGCCAGGTCGCCGACTACGCCACCAAGCTCCGCTCGGCCGGCTACCCGCTGCCGATCGTGGCCGAGCGCATCGGCGACACCCCCCAGCAGGTCTCCCAGCTGCGCACGGAGATGGCCGCCGAGGCCGTGCGCGCACGCCTGGCCGCACCCGCCCCGCCCTTGCCCCCGGCAGCGCCCGCACGCGGGCCCGCGCCTGCGGGTGAGTGATGGGACCGGAGGAGTTCTCCGCCCAGCGCCGCACCCTCATCGACCAGCTCATCGGCATGCTCACCGACCTGTTCGGCGGACTGGGGTCCTGGCGGCGCGAAGACGTGGAAGCCTTCGCCGACCAGGCCCTGCCCGCGGTGCGCGCCTCCCAGCAGACCCTGGCGGCCCTGTGCGCGGTGTACGTGGCCGCCCAGGCCTCCGAGCAGCTGGGGTACGAGGTACCCCCGCCCGGCATCCCCGACGCCGACGCGGTGGACCTGCGCCAGGGGGTCACCCCTGAGGAGGTGTACCGGCGCCCGTTCGCGACCGTGTACACCCACCTGGCGCGCGGGGAACCCATCGACGCGGCGGTGGAGCACGGCCGGGCCCGGCTGGCCGAGATCGTCGAGGCCGACCTGCAGCAGTGCTACGCGCACGCGGTGCAGGCCGCCATCGCCTCCGTGGAGGTCGACCCGGGCGACCGGGCGTCGTTCTGGCGGCGCACCCTGGTCGGCGAGACCAACTGCGCCCTGTGCGTCATCGCCTCCACCCAGCGCTACCGGGTCGAGGACCTCAATCCGATCCACCCCGGCTGCGACTGCCGCGTCGACCCCGTCTTCGGGCCCGACCCCGGCCAGGTGATCGAACCCGACCTGCTGGAGCAGGTGCACGCCGCGGTGGAAGCCCTCACGGGCGCCTCCGACCGCGGCGGCCGCGCCACCGACTACCGGCAGCTGATGGTGACCATGACCCCCGAGCACGGCGAACTGGGGCCGATGCTCGTGCGCCCGCGCGACCGCTTCACCGGCGCGGACGACCTGTAAGCGCCCGGCCCCGCAACGGGGCGGGCGGAT